CCGGCGAGTTTCCCGCTTGCGGCTTTTGCAGCCGCTCCCTTGAGCCGCGCCCAAACAACCTTCGCCCCGCCGCACCGGAAGTGCGTATCAACCCAATCCCAGAGGATCGAGTTACCTTCCCGGGCGCCGGCCACATTCTTGAACTGGCCGAAGCTGGTGGCTACCGAGGGAGCGTCGATCGGGCCCTGCTCGGACAGGCCGACAACGAACACGGTTGAGATGTCTGTCGGAAGCGAGGAGGAAGAAGCGTCCCCCCCGGAGGTAACTACTGGACCAGGTAGGGTCACGGGGACTCCTCCTCATTTGCTTTGGGGTTGGCGGCCGATTCAACGTCATCGACCGTGATCCGACCGCCGGAGCCCGTGCCCGGGACGGTCGAGAGGTCTACTTCAAGCTTCGCCGCCTTTGCCTCGGCGGCATCGGTGGCATTGATGGGATTCGGCTGCTCGAGCACGAACACGCCGGCGTCGATCTTGGCCTTGTCGTACGGGTTGGTGGGATCGACCCCTACAACCCATTCCCCTGGCTCGCCGAGCTTGCCCGAGGCCATGTCCTCCGAGTGGCGAGATCTCACGAAGTAGCGATCCGGCATCAGTTCTCCTTTTGCACTTCGACCTCGGTCGACTCGACTATCGGCCAGTCGCCAGAGGTGTCTTCAGGATCGGGCTCAGGTGGCCCTTCGCCGATGTTGAGGAAGTTGTCGAAGGCGACATGGAAGACGTGTTCCACTGCAATGCGGGAGCGGCGTTGCTCCACGTTCGCGCCAGCAAAGCCGCTATCGACGAACCGCTTCACCCAGATGTTGTCGCCGATCTTGCGATGCTGCATCAGCGAGGCAGCTATGGGCCACCAGTAGCCAAAGGCGAGTTGACGAGTCGCGACCTCTCGCGGCCCCTGCACCAGCGAATAGACCGCCATTGAGAACGTCGCGCTTAGATTGCCTTCGCCGTCCTCTTCAATGCTGCCGTCAACGATGCCAGGAGACTCGATGACGACAGCGGGCAGCGGTATCTCAGGGAACTTCGAATAGTCGCTGACGATCGAGAAGCTTTTGATCGGGGAGAGTTTCTTCCCGCCGACTTCTTCCATGCGCCTGACGTTCGTTGGCATCCATTTGCGCAGCGCTTTCTCTACAGCTTTCTCCATTTCGCCTGGATGGCGAGATGGTCCAAACTTGCTCACGGGAACACCTCCCCTGTGGCGAGCCACTTTTCGACTACGTGGATGGCCTTACGCCGATCCGATTTGCTGAAGCCGACGATCGGGCGGGCAGGAGCAGATGCACCATGGCCGGCGTTCTTAGTCCCAGCCTTAGCGAAGACTGCGTACCAGACGCTGGTTCCAGCTCGCGCAGTCGTGCGCGTCACCCCACCGCGCCTGCCTTTCCCTCCGCTCAGGCTGGCCTCAAGGGCGCCCGTCGCCCGCAGAATGCGCGAGTCCTGCCCCTTGCGCGCCTTTCGCGCCAATGTTCCAGGGGCAAGCTGTGCCCAGGACTCGCCAAGGTAAGCACCGCTCGTCTCGAAGGCCTTGCGGTCTGCCCCTTCCATGATCTCGCGGACCTTCCGCATGGCCGGGCGCGCATCTTTGGCGCGCTCGGCGGCCTTGATGAGATCGTGAATGACCTTGTCGTCGCCCTCCAGCTCAAGTGCCATCCGGCTCACGGGAGTAGCTCCGCGGTCGAGAAGACGCCGGCTACATCAGAGCGCGTGCGGAGCGAGTAGAAACCTTTGCCGGTCGAGCTCGAATCGGGCAACGACGCGATCAGCCTTGCCAGGCCCTCGTCGTAGAGCTCCTTCAGCTTGTCGTAAGCCGAGTCCTCAGTGTTGGTCTGCTCGGGGAAATAGCCGATCTCCACACCCATCGCCGCACGGATCGCCACAAGCTCGCGCGCGAACGCCCGCAGCGTGTCGTCGTCGATCGTCTGCCCTATACGAGCTGCGACCTCGTTCCCTGCCGAGTAGATGAGGGTTTGCACCTGACCTTCGGTCGGACGGGTAAAGGCGTTAAAAACACCGACCTCTCCTCCGTCGTCAATGTAGGTCCGGGCGGGCAAGAGGGCAGCGACGTCGACCGGATCCGGGAGAAACTCCACGGTGGACGCCAACGGGGCAATCCTGGTGACCTGGAGTTGCTCGACCGCGACGTTCTCTGGCGTGAGTGGTTTGCCGCCGGGCGTCCGATCCCAAACGAGCAGGTAGCTGCCGTCGTCGGTCGGCGCAAGCCTTTTGGCGATGTAGTTGCCGGGGACAGGTTCGGTGATGCCAGTCGTCTGCCGCGCCAGGACTTCCTCGCCCGCCGTAGAGTCGATTCGGGTCCCGAGCGTGCCGATCAGCCCCGTCTCTCCCGCTTGCACGAGGAGGGCCTCGAATTCAGCGCCAGGCTTCGCGTAGATCATTAGAGCAACACCCCCTCACCGATCGAACTCGGCAGCCATTCGGGATGGATGACCTTTAGCTTGTTGAGCGGGATTTGGTTCCCCATCGGCGCCGTTTCGTTTTCCGGGTTGGCTTCGTTCAGTTCGGTGAAGACCGGTTCCGGCCCAAGCTTCCAGGCGTCTCCCGCCTCGCACTTCAATGCCGCGCCGTTGCCGGTTTTCCCCGAAGAGTCGGTGAGAATGAAGGGGTGGCGCTTGCGGCTCTCGCAGAGCAGGCGGATGAAGGTGTTTCCGATGCCGGAGAAGTCCTCGTCTTGGTCGAAGAAGAGGAGGCAGCCGGTCGGCGGGTGAGCCGGATTTGTGCTTTCCCCGTCTGAGGCCAGCACAGGCCAGCGGAATTCAGGGCGATGCAGCGACCGCGGGATTGCGAGTCGAAGGGCGTGGTCAATGCGCGGGCGACCCGATTTGATCGTCGCCAGTGCCTCGGGCACCTTGATCGAATGGGGGTAGGAGGTCGTTCTCGAGGCGCTGATGCCCCAGATCAGGTTGCCTTTCGCGCCGATGTCGACGCCACCCGGCCAGTCCCCTTCAGTGACGTACCCAGGGCTGCGATTGAGATCCTTGACCGCCTCTGCCGAAGTGCAGTGCCAGCCCGGTTCGGCCAGCGTTGTGCAGCCGGGGATTTCTTCTGCGGTCCGTACACCGTCCACCGCCGAGTTCTGCATCCCATGGAAGCCGAAGTATTCGACCGAGCCGTCTGCCTTGCGAAGGCAGATCATCACCTCCTTGTCCGTCCCTGTGGGCGGGCGGAGGCCAGCAGGGATCGGCACAGACGCAAGGGCGGCTCGCAGCTTGGGGAAGTTGCTGTCTTTGGCGTCTAGCCAGACTTTCTGGCGAGGCGTCGATTCGTTTGCCCAGAAGATCCGGTGGGCGCTTTTTTCATAGAGGAAGTTGAGGTTTTTGATCCCGCCGGCGATGCTGGCGATGTAGGTGCTGCTGCTTGGGTCGAGCGGCACGTCGTCCGGCAGTGGTTGCGTCCAGACGCTCGTCGGGGGAAGCATCAGGCGCGGACCTTTCGGGCCTCCATGATCGAGCCAGGAAGGACCGAGAGGTTGCCGGCGTCGGAAGTGTTCTGGGCGACCTGCAGTTGCACGTTGCCCGCTGTCCCCCCGCCATAGACGATCGCCACAAGGGGCACCCCGATTACCCCACTCCGCGTACCGCCAGCCAGGGTTTCCGCAGCCGAGAGCATCGCGAGCGGGGTAGTCGCCGTCGGCGCGATCCCAAAGCCGGCCTGATTGCCGGAGTTGCCCGGCAGCGACCCCCAGCGCATCGTGCACCCCGCGGGAACCGTGAAGCCGTGCTTGAAGTCCATCGCGTTGTTCGCGGTTTCGAGCAGCACCCAAAGGCTCAGGCGCCACACCTCTGTAACCGATTTGCTGATCGCCAGCGCGAGAAGAGGGATGTCTTTAAGCCCGGTGGTTTCTTTCAGTGTGAAGATTTCGGTGGTTACCGCCGACACTGGAGCGGCGGTAGCCTCTGCCGCTTCCGCCCGTTCCCGCTCCGCTTTCACCTGGGCGTCGGCGTACGTCTTCACCGCTTTGCGGCTCGCGACCTGCGTGTCGCTCGCTTCAGCCATCGTGCCATCGGTGTTAAGCGAGCGCAGCGACGGGTTTACGGCAGCAGCGTCGATAAGTGCCGCGCCGAACTGGGCCACGTCGGTAATCGATCCGCTCGCGGGTGTGCCATCCGTGTTGACTGCCAACGGCGCTTTGCCGGCGCCACGGCCGAACCAGATCCGATCAACGCCGATTTCTTCAGCGTTGAGTTCAGCCTTGATCTTCCCGTAGGCATAGCCTTCAGGGGCCGCCCCTTTGCCGACCTCGTCGGCGGCAGCGATTAGCGTCGCCAGCGTGGCATCGTCTGCGGCGAGAACCTTGCCCGCTTCTTCCGCCGCGCCGACGGCTGCGAGGGCGGCAGAGCCGAGGCCCAGTGTCGAGCGCGCTGCGGCAGCACTCGCCAGTTCCAACAGTTCACGACCGAATTTCGTTGTCGAGAGCGCCGCGATCGCCGTGAGGTCGGCGTCTAGCGGCTGAAGTCCAGCCAGCGCCGCCGTAAGCCCGGAGATATCGGCGATCACATAGTCGCCTGCTTGCGGCGCCACGGCGCCCTGGCGCCCGAAGACGGAGGTGACAGCGTTCGGGCTTGCGAGTTGCTGCCAAACGGTGCCGTTGTGGAGGATGATGCTGCCGGCGACGAATTTGACTTTGCCGCTGCCGAGATCTCTTTCCCCACCCACCGAGACGAAGTACTGCTCTCCCACTTTGCCCGTGCCATCCGAAACGGCCGGAGTGTTCGTCGAGGCGTCCCACGTGCCCTTGTAGGTGAGAGCGCCGACTGGCATCTGACTGGCCGGTACATGGCCCGCGTTGTCGAGCGTCGGGTAGCCGTTGGCCTGACCCTTCTCGGAAAGAGACTGCTTGGTCGCCAGGCCGCTGGCGAGCTCAGCGTCGGTTGCGGCGGTCGACGAGTCCTGCTTTTTGCCGATCGCTTCTTCGAGCCCGTCCACAGCAGCATCTAGATCGCTGGAGGTAGCGGCGGTGCTGGCATCCTGCTTAGTAGCCAGCGCGGCATTGATCGTCGACACAGCCGACGCCAACTCAGCATCCGTCGCAGCGGTGGAGGCGTCCTGCTTGGTGCTGATAGCCGCATTCAGCGTCGACACAGCATTGGACAGCTCGGTGTCTGTCGCCGCGCTCGAAGCGTCCTGCTTGGTCGCAACGAGCGCTTCCAACGCAGCGATGAGCGACTGGGGTGTGACTACTTTCCCGGATTCATCCTTTAGCGCAAGGCGGCCGCTCTCGTCGAAGAACATTCTCACCTTGCCGGATGCGGCAGAGGGCACTTCATCGGGCGTGCGCTTGACCAGCATTACTCCACCAGCCATCAGTCCACCTCCACTAGGTCACCCTCTATCACGGCTTCTCCTTCGATAATCAGCTCGTCGGCAAAGAGCATCTGCGTGCCGGCCGGCACAAAAAGCCTCTCCCCCTCAGCAATCACTCGCGGGGTGTACGGTGCGGCCGGAACTGGGAACGAAGTGCTCATCGCTCAGATCAACAATCCGTCGGGGATCTCGGTCAGGTACACGTCTTTCGGAGGCACTTCCACGTACATCTCCTCCAGGAATTCACCGCAGTCCCCCATTCCCTGGGCCTCGAGGGCTGCGAGGAGGGACGGTCGCCAGGCGAGATCCAGCGCAACCCGAGCATCACGGTCTCCCGCGAGCCCGATGTAGCGCGCTGCCCTTGCCTGGCGCCGTGCAACGGTCTGGGACCGATGCAGCTCCGCCCGTTCCTCTTCGGTCATCAGGCGCGGGCGACCTTAACCGTGATCTCACCGCCAACGTCGGCCAAGCCTTCACCGACGTGTTCGGACTTGAACGCCAAGACATCTCCAGCGGCAACGGCAACTTTTTTAGCTTCCCCAAGCGTCAGCGCGGTCTCGTCGAGAGACAACGCATTGACACCAGAGACCAGCGCCAGTTCGGCGACGACCGTGGTGCCTTCACCGGACGCGCCGACGTTGATGAGCTTCAGGGTTCGGCTATTGGTGTTCGCCCCTGTGATTTTCGAGACGGCCGTCGATATCGGCGGTCAACTTCTCAGTGCGTGGAGCGAGATCGCTCATTTAGTTCTCCTTCTCGGGACCGATATAGCCCCTGGCAGCATCGGCGTCGGCCTTGGCCTGCAATGCGGCTAGGCCGATGTCATCGGTGGAATTGGCGGACGGCTTCGGCTCGGGGACAACCCCAGCCTTCGTCTCTGGCTCAGCTTTCTTCCTGGCAGTCATGCCCAGGCACCTTTCACGAGCGAGGGGGAGCGGCCTGACTCAGCCCCTCCCCCTCGCGGACAACTACGGGGCGACGATGACGGCAGCGGGGTACCGTTTCGATTCGTCCTGCTGTTCGTAGTTGATCGTGTTGGCGGTCGCCCAACCGGCCCGGAAAACGACGCGCATCGCGACCATGTCCTGCTGGGCCAGGTTGTAGACGATTTTGCCCTCAGAGTCCTGGATCACCGCTTCGTCCAGCAGCTTGTAGGTGATGTCCTGACGAACGCCCACAACCTGCTCAGAGGGATCGCCCACGATCGCCTCAACGGCACCCGAACCAGTCGGCCAGAGTCCCTTCATGGGGAACTGGACGCCCACCCCGAAGATTTCCTTGGAATTGACCTGGCCGTCGTCCGGCTCTATCAGCGACTCGCCCGTGGTAGCACGTGCCTGACGTAGGTACCCCTTGTATTTGCGGAGGGCTACGACCCAATCCACGTCATAGCCGCTCGACTCCACCTCAGCGAAGGCGTCAGAGAAGTCGCCGACAATCCCGCCGGTTTTGGCTTCGTTCGTGCCGCGTTTGACTTTGTTGCCTGCGGTCGCAGCCGCTTTGGCTATGCCTTCCGGCCACGTTTCCGGCTTGTTGACTTCAAAGAAGACAGCAGCATCGAGCGTACGGCCGATTGCCTGCTCCATGAGGGGCTGAATCTGTCCCCAGATGTCGTAGGTCTGGTCATCCAGAACTGCCTCGGGGATCGGCACGATGCACGCGATCTCCTCGACGTTCAGGTACTTGTTTTTCCAGCTCGCCTCGGTGGTCTGCTTGAGGCCGGTGTCACCGGTTACGAAGTAGGCGAGCGGCAGGGCAGAGAGCACCGGGAAGCGCTCCTGACTGCGCGAGATCGGCACACGCGTGAACTGGGACAGCACCGCCGACTGTTCGCTGAGCTTCTTGAGCATCGCATTCGATACCTCCTCAGGCACAAGTGCCTGGGCATCGGTGCGATTGATCGCGTTTTCATACGCCATGTGGGGTCACTCCTGTGATTCGGGATGGATTCGATGACCTCCATCGCGGAGGGGGTGACCCGCTGCCGTCGCGACCGGCGGGCGAAGGTGAATCAAGGCGCGCCGGAGGCGCGGTAAGACTTAGCGGCCTGCGGCGGCTCGAATTCGAGCGTTCATATCTTCGGGCGATTTGGTGGATTTCCGAGCGCCACCATCGACACTTACGGAGTCCTCCGCCTTCGCCCATTTCAAGAGCTTGTTGGCGTCGGCTTCTAGCTCGGCCTGTGTCTCGCCTTGGAGGCGATCGGCCAATTCGGCTGGCAGCTTCTTCTCGCTTGCGACGGTGAGTCGGAGCAGCTTTTTCTCCGCTTTCTCGGCTTTCGCCTCAGCATCGGCCGCCCGTTGTTCGGCTTTCTCCTGCTCGGACTTGTCGCGGTCCTCGAACTCCTGGACCTTGGCCCTAAGGGCCTCGGCCTCCTTGGAGGCGTCCTCGGCCGCTTTCTTCGCGGCCTTCGCGTTCTCACGCTCGGTCTGGATGGCCTTTTTGACCGCATCGGGGTTGCGAGCGTCTTCCAGAAGCTCGGCGTCGATCTCGTCTCCTGCGTCGGCTTTCGCGGCTTCCGCAGCAGCTTTGTCGTCGGCCTCTTTCTCGGCGGTAGCTTTCGCAGCGGCCTCCTCGGAGCCTTTCGTCTCAGCGTTCTCCTCAGTCATCGCGACTGTCGTTCCTTCCTGTTAGCGCCCCTCTCCTCGCGAGAGAGGCTTTTGGATGGGGTTACCTCAGGTCTGCGAGCGCTCTGTGACAGAGACGGCAGGCAAGGCTGGTTCTGCGGGAGCGGTGGCGCGCGCGGCGGCGACTTCGCCAGATGCATCGACGCTCGCTTCTCGCTCTGGGAGATCGAGCTTCTTCGCCCAGTCCTCGACTTGCTGGGGCGAGGCGCCGATGCGCTCCCACAGCGCCTCAAGCGGCACGGCCAAGGCGCGCAGCTTCAACGCAGCATCCACCTGCTCGCCCTCGGAGCGATACTCAGGATCCCGCCAAATGGTCTCGGCGTTCATCGGCTTCTCCGGCTGCCGGCCACCCTTGAGCCTTAGCGCCAAGCGAATCGCCTCCTCCCAGCTATCCGAGAAGTCGATCTGCTTGCGCTTGACCTTGGCAACAAGTCCGGTCTCGGCCGCCTTCAGGGCGTCGCCAGAGACGTTGACCATCTGCCCGAGTAGGTAGTGCGGCGGAGTGCGAGTCTGGGCGGCGAGGTGCTGCAGGAGGAGTTCGATCGCCTTCGTGTAGTTGCCGAGATCGGATGCCGGCAGGCTGAAGACTTTGGCATCTGCGTTCTCAAGGGCCCAGATCCGGTTGACCGCAGCCTTTTGTTCCATTGAGCGATCCGGGATGTTTTCGCCCGTTGCCGGGTCTTTATCGCTCTCGACTTCAAGGCCCGTGATGACTCGCTGCTGGAACGCCGCGAACTCCGAAGCGACCAGCATGTCCGCGAGCTCCTTGTTGATCGCGTCCTGCAAAGGGATCGCCGGCATGAGGTCCGAGCGTCCATCCCCGAGCATCGTCGGGTTGTTGTAGAGCGGAATCATTGGCACGCTGGGCGCGGTTGGGTTGCGACCAGACTCTTCGCCGGCTCGAGGAACCCAGTTTTTGCCTATTCCGTCACTCGGTGGATACTTACTCGGCTCCTTCGTTTCCCACTTCCAGATGCGATCTGGGAGGTAGAGGGTCGCGTATTCGTAGGCATCGTCATCGCGCCACTTCTTAAGCGCCGCCAGGCGTATGCGGCGATTGCCGGGGGCGTGCTCCACTACGACTTGTGAGGCATGCTCGACGGTGATCTGCGGAAAACCCGTTTCGAATTCATCCGGTCCGATCAGGATGTAGGCGCGCCCGTCTTTTACAGCCTCTGTGTGGGCCATAACGGACTCGGAATCCAGACCGTTTGCCTGCCATATGTCCCAGGCATTGGTGTCGGCGGGTTTGTCCTTGCCAAACCGGAAACCCTCAACGAATAGCCGCTCAACCGGCGCGTCGACCACGATCTCGCACCAGTTATCAGCAAGAGCTCGGAACAGGTACCCGAAGGACTGGCGGAACTTCAGGGTGGCGAAGGCAAGCCGATGTTCCCCGTTGTAGTAGCGCTCGTAGATCTCAATTTCACGCTGTTGGGCTGCCAGCTTCTTCTCCAGGTAGGTGAGCCATGCCGCAGGCGTTTTCGCTGACAAGGAACGGCTCCCATCGCTAGAAGAACTTGATGCCCGATTTACGCTTTTTGGTGCCAGCTATGAGCGTTGAGTGCGCCATGGCAAGCGCAATCACCCCATCGATCGGTGCGCGCTTGCGTTTGGCCTTCACGAACTTCCACCGCTCGCCCTCCTGCTTTGCCGCGGCCGAAAGGACGTGGGCGTTCAGCTCGGGGTCGTCGGGGTGCTGCAGGCGCTTCTCGCTGATCGCCTCCGAAAGACGTTGCGCCGCGAGCTGCATGGGCGTCGTCTTCTGGGAATGAATCGCCGGCTCGATGCCCAGTTCGGACTCGATGTGCTGCGCTAGCTGCTCGCCCCCAGCCTCCGGGTCAAGCACGAATTGCACTTCGGAGTAACGGGAGGCGATCTCCTCAATCGGCTCCCATATCCGCTCAAATGCCGTCGCGCTCCCGTCTCGAGGAGGAACCACGATTACTGGCTTCCCGACAATCGCTACGTCGGAGCCATCCGCTCGCCACACCGGGACGATTGCGGTCGTGTCCCACTTCCAGCCGAGGTCGATGCCGACATAGACGCCCACCGCGTCCGCGGGGATCTCGCAGGCGGCCTCGGCACAAGCTCGCCACTCCTTCTCGGAGATCGCCGATTCCTCGCCCGCCATCCAAACCCCGCAGGCAAAACGCGCCCACTGCCACGGCTTCATTGACGGCGAGTGGCGGCGCTTCCGCAAGGCGGAGATCGTGTGCCACGGCGCTGGGTTTGCCAGCTTGACGATCGCCATGTCCTCGCGGTCCTCGTCAGGGTCCAGAGCCCACTCGTGCATGACGAAGTCATCTGTGCGGACGTAGCGATAGGCGCCATCTCGCACGAGTCCGGGAAGGGCGTGGGCTGCGGCCCTGAGTTCGCCCAGCGGCGACTTCTCATCATCGCCGGCTGTGGAGATCGTGACCATCTTCCCGTCGCGAGGGCCGAGACCGTCGAGGAAGATGCCGTAGAGCTCCGTCGATTTGTGGCGATGGAGCTCGTCGACTAGAGCCAGCGTTGGGATGACGCCATCGGCCGTATCGACATCCGAGGCAAGGATCCGCACTCGGCCGCCCAGCGTTTTATGGGCGATCTCGCGCTGCTTGACCTGGCACCGCTCTTGAAGCCAGGGCGAGCGGCGGATGAAGCCCTGGGCCTGGCGAAGCATGATTGATGCCTGATCCCTCGATGCCGCAGCAATGACGCACTCGGCGTCCGGCGTCGTGCAGAGGTGAAAGAGGGCAAGCGCTGCGAGCAGCGTCGACTTGCCATTCTTCTTGGAGATCAGGATGAGCGTCTCGCGACGCCCGGCGAAAAGATCGTCCAGCATTTTCCGCTGGAAGTCGTGAAGCTGAAGCGGCTTGCCATCCTCGCGAGTTAGGGCCTCCTCGCAGAAGTTGGCGAAAAGATCAAGCTCCTGCACCGGCACGTCGGGCCGCCAACTCGTCTAGCCCTGCGAGCGGGTCCGCCGGTTTCTTGCCACCGTCGCCATCACCCTGCTTGCGGTAGACATCGGTCCACACCTTCATCGCCGCGACTGAGCCGTTGCGAATTGCTTTGGAGAGGTGGAGTTGGACCTCCTCGTCATCGACCGGGCCATCACCCTCGGCCGACGCTTCCCGCGACTCGCGGATGAAGTCGATCGCGAAGGCGAAGGTCGCGTGAGGGGACTTGCTGTCGGCGCGCCCCTTGCTGAGCCAGCGCTTGATAGTGCGTTCAGTGATTTCGGCTCGCTGAGCGGCCTCCGCCAAGGTCGCTCCAGCCTTGACCGCCGCGATGACGAGAGGGCTGGCGCGGTCGAAGTCTGTCCCATGTCCCATGAACTAGCCCTCGGCGCGCGCGAAATTTTGCGGGGTGTCCGTCACACAACGAGCCGGGGGTGCCCCCCCTGGGTGGTCAGCGTTGGGCATCGCGCCCCGTCCTTCCTGAGCCTCGCGCTCAGTTCGTCAGCCGAACTCGGCCGGTGTCTTGTCCCCCTTCGCTCCGTTGCATTCGCTGCAGCAAGCGACGAGGTTTGATTCGTGATCGCTCCCGCCCCTTGAAAGGGGACGACGGTGATCGACGGTCGTTGCTCCCTTGCCGCAGTAGAAGCAGCGATGGTTGTCTCGCTTCAGAACTGCGGCTCGGGTCTTCCGCCATTGACGAGTAGAGCCGTTGCGATCAGTGCCTCGGTGCTTGGGGCAGTGCGATCGATCACTAAGAGCACCACAGTCGATGCAGGCTCGAAGCATTCATGCAGCCAATGCGGCTGGCTTACTGATCGTCGGTGCCTCGCCCTTCAGCATCTCGAACAGGTGCTTGGCGCACTGCTCGATGTAGAGATCCTTGAGGTCTGTTCTGCCTAGCTGCTGCTCACGCTCGAACTTCCCAAGCGGGATGTTGCTCTTGACCTCTGCCCTGCATGGACCCTTGGCTGCGAAGAGACGGCGGGCTTCTCCTCGTTCTGGGTAGGCGGTGATCTCGAAGTTGGTCTTGAAGGTATTGCCGTTGCCGTCCGCGATCTCTACAGGGAGACGGTCTGCCTTGGGCTTGATGGTGAAGCCGATGGCCCAGAGGTGGTCGGTGATTGGGGTTTTGGTCTGAACTCGGGAAGCGGTCATGCTGCCGCCTCAACGACTTCGATCTCGGAGAGCCGGGCCAGAACCAGAACCTTGTTGTCTGGGAAGTACCGTTTGAGGCCATGAGCAATCGATTCGATCTCCGCTTGGGAGGGATCGTCAAGTCGAACGACCAGCGTGTCGTTGGGTTTCAGATTGAGGCGGCGGACATCCTTGAGTTCAATGGAGTCAGTGGCAGGCATCGCGCCCGTCCTTCCTGCTGAGCATCGCGCTCAGCGGTTTGCATGTAGAGAAAGCCGGGCATCGGCGGAATGGCGCCGCCATGGGCGCTTGGGTCAGATGCTCAGTGAGGGATTGCTACGAAGTAGCCGCTACGAAACGCTCGCGCACCCTTGCGGTGACGGCGTCGTGATCAACGGGCGCATCTGCCGGCAATCGATCCAGCTCCTCCAGGTAGGCCATGTTGAAATCCACCGGGCACCACGGCTCATCGGGAGTCGCTACGGGCGGCCGATGATGCTCGCCGCAGTTGGGGGCTGAGCAGTAGTGGTAGCCGAAGAAGAAGAGTTCGCAGTCCGCCTCCCCGCAGCCGCAGCGTTTGGTGGTCTGCTCGGTCATAGGCGAGACGAGGGTGAACCAAAGCGGCGTTCGAACTCAGCGAAGACCGCTGCGCTCGCTTCAGCGGCTTTATCCATCCAGTCCCCACGCTCGTCTGCAAGAGCGCGAATGGCGACGGAGTCGAGCAGAGCCTCGTATCGGGCCTGCAGGTTGGCGGCGTACTCACCGCGGGAGTGGTCATCGGGTGGCCGTGGCGTGAGGCCGAGCTGAGCGCAGTCGTAGCGGAGTACGGAATGCTTGCGCCAGTGACGATCGAAACGCCATTGACGGAAGGCAAGCAGGAAGCGCCTCATACCTTGACGACTTCGAGCTGCACCGACTCGGCCTGCACGAACGGGTGGGGCGTGGCCTTGATTTCGACTTTCCGCTCCTTGCCCGTCAGATCGACCGTGCCCTCGTAGCTAGAGCAGAGTTGGCGCTTCCGGTCCTCGTTGCCGTAGAAGTATGCGCGCCCGACTTCCTTTGCCCAGCGCGCTTTGGCCTCAGCGTCCATGCTTCACCACTTCAACCTGAGCGACAGGCATCGTGCATCACGCTTGTCCCTTCTCTGTAGAAGCGATTTCCAGCCGCTCTCCGGCCTAGCTTTTCCGCCTCAATCCAGACAAAGCGGCCGGGGCGCTGCGCAAACAGCCCCCGGCCTGGCACCGAAAGGCGGAACCTTCCGATGCAGGCCAACCCTAGCCAGCGCTCTGCTGAACCAGAGCGCGAGGACAAGCCGACGCAACGCGCCGTGCTCGGCATCGTCCTCCATGAATTCCCGGCGCAGTTGACGAAAGCCGACCTCAAGGACACGGTCGGCGGAGGCGACGAGCGGGAACGGGCGATCCGCAACCTGAGCATCGTCGGTCTTCTGTGGTGCGAGGGCGATTTTGTGCTGCCGACTCTCGCCGCCCGTCATTTCGACTGGCTGGAGTTGTCGTGAACCCGGTCGCGGA